ATACACGAAACTCATAACATACACTCTCGCAGAGGAAGGCGGGACCAGTCTTCGCGCTGCGGGATGGAAATGTATCGGAGAAGCGGGAGGCGGAAACTGGAACGTACCGTCAAGACCGCGTGTTGATACGGAACTACAACAGGTCAAGATGAGATGGGAAGTCATATAACCAGGCATTAACAAACCTTGCAAGGTTTACCGGAATGCGCAACAAATGAGAAAAACACGGGAAGAACGAAGGCGCGAACGATCTCAGCGGGCGAGCAGGGCAGCGAATGCCAGATGGGAACAATACCATGCTGCTCTATCGGTTCTGCCTGTCTACGATCAGCCCCAGCCAGAGGATATGTACAGGATCCGGATAGAAAACCTTATGTCAGGGCGTTCGCACACTCTCATTCTCCATCCCGGGCCACGAAGAGACAACTTCCGGATAGAACTCGACGGCGAGCCATGGCGGGTGATGGGGTTTTCGGGGCTCTTATCTGCCGTTCGCCGCAGTCTCGTCCGGACGAAAACCAGGGAGTATGCGCCATGAGAATCCGCACGATCAAGCCTTCGTTCTTTCACGACGAGGAGATTGCGGACCTGGATCCGCTCTGCCGGCTCCTGTTCCAGGGGCTCTGGCTCATGGCGGACTCAGAGGGACGGCTCGAGGACCGGCCGCGGCGGATCAAGGCCGAGGTCCTGCCGTATGACGAGTGCGACGTCGACGCCATGCTTGAGATCCTGCACGAACGGCGCTTCATCATCCGGTACGAAGCTGCTGACAAGGCCTGCATCCAGGTGCGGAACTTCCTGAAACATCAGAGAATATCCGGCAAAGAGGCTGCCGAGAAAAGCACAATCCCGCCCGAGGGAAGCAACGGGGAAGCAACGGGGAAGCAACTGGGAAGCACTGGGGAAGCAACGGGGAAGCACCCGGAATCCCAGGAAGGGAAGGGAAAGGAAGGGAAAGGAAAGGAAAGGAACACACCCTGCGCGCGTGATGAAATTTCAGAATCTGATACTTCGGAATTATCATGCCTTGCCAATCATTCCTGGCAGCGCTTCAGGGGCCGCTTCCCTGAGCGCGATGGCAAGTTTCAGGACGAGGACGCCTGTAGGGCAAAGTGGGCGCGCAGCCCGGCGATGTGGAACACGTGGAACGCCTGCCTGGACAACTACCTGCCGAGCCGTGACGTGCTGGCCGGTTTTCCCTGCACGCCGATGACGTTCCTTGCGCGCCGGTGGCGCGATTACGTGACGCCTGCCAAGCCTACAGGACAAGGCCCTCCGCCTGCGGCGCGGGACACGTCGTGGCGCGACGAGCGGGAGCAGGACGAGGCAGTTGTCCGGGAGCAGGCGGAGGCGGTGAAATCCGGCGCCGTGGCAGTGCGGCCGCGAGACCGGCTGCCGTTCGAGCGTCCGGAGGAGTACGAGGCGAAGCTGGCGGCGGGCACGCTGCCGATGGTGCCGGATGGGTAGGGGCGGCCTTGGCCGCCCGGGAAAAGGGCAGGCAAGCCTGCCCCTACGTGAATGAGGTGCCCGAGGGATCATGACCGACGACGAGATCACATCGCTGCATAGGCTGCCGCCGCAGGACATCGCGGCAGAGGGCATGCTTTTGGCCGCGGCGGTCCTGGAGCCGCAGCTCGTTGACTCGGCCTATGTACGGGCCGAGGACTTCTACGCGGGCAAGCACCGCGCTATCTGGAACGCCATGCGCGGCCTGCGGGACCGGCGCATGGACATCGACATCGTGACCCTATCGGCCACGCTCCGGAACGCCGATGAATTCCGGCAGACCGGCGTGGCCGCGTACCTGTCGCAGCTCCTGACCGACACGCCAACGGCCGCGAACTTCCGGTCCCACGAGCGGCTCGTGATCAATGCGGCCCAGCTCAGGCAGCTCATCCGTGCGGGACGAGAAGCGGAGGCCCGGGCCTACGACGCGAAGGAGCCGAACAGCGCGGACGCGATCATCGCGGACCAGGTCACGGCCCTGAACAACATCCGCAGGCACGAGGGCGACGTGATCATGCCCTACAAGGACCTGATGCGCACGGGTTTCTCGGAGATCGAGCACCGGTACGAACTCCAACTCGAGGGCAGGATCGCGGGGATCCCCACGGGGTTTCGGGACCTGGATAAGAAGCTCCACGGGCTCCAGCCGCAGCTCTACGTGCTGGCCGGGGCGAGCGGCATGGGGAAGAGCGCGTTCGCGGCGCAGATCGTGCGGAATGCGGCCGGGCACCTGCTCCGCGCCTGGGAGGAAACGCTCCCCGAGACCCGGCCGCCTGCGCCAGGGGCAGTGGGCGTGATCTCGCTCGAGATGGGGCCCCAGCAGATGGCCCTGCGCGAGATATCGAGCATGTCCGACGTGCCGCTGTCGCGCCTGCTCGCCGGCACGATCCACGACCAGGACTGGGATCGGCTGTCCCGCGCCGCGGGCGCGGGCAGTCGGCTGCCCGTGTACCTCGCGTTCTCCGCGTTCTCGGATAGGCAGATCGAGCGGGTGATCGACGACATGGTGCAGCGCCTCGGGGTGAAGCTCATCCTGTTCGATTACCTTCAACTCGCGCAATGCGAGGACCATGAGGGCACGCGGGAGCAGGAGGTGACGAAGATATCGCGCTTGCACAAACGGAAGATCCAGCAGCACCGCGTGCCGCACATGCTCATCAGTTCGCTGAACAAGGGGCTGTCGAACAGGCCGGACAAGCGGCCGCTCAACTCCGACCTGCGGGAGAGCGGGAATATCGAGTTTGACGCGGACGTGATCATGTTCATCTACCGCGACGAGGTGTACAACTGCAAATGCCTCCGGTCCGGGCCATGCACCTGCGGCCGGCGCGGCAAGGCGGAGGTGATCATCAGCAAGGGAAGGATGGAGGGGCTGGGGACGGTCGAGCTTGAGTGGCATACGAACACAACGAGTTTCAGGGACGTGGTGAGTGCGGGATGAGGCGAGTGCGGAGTGCGGAATGCGGAGTGCGGAGTAGGGGCGGGCTTGCCCACCCGAAGGAGAAGAGGCGAGAGTATGAACACGCATAAAGTCCGGAAGGCATTTCTCGCGCTGGGCAGGGCGGCGGAAAAGTACGGACGCAGAATGATCGAAAAAAGCGGGATGACGAGGGCAGAGATCGAGCTAAGTAAGAAGCTGCTGAACACGCAGAAGGAACTTCTGGACCTGCGGGCGCGGGTGGAGCGGGTGGAGAAATATCTCGGACTGGTGAAAAAGGACAGGTTTGCCGCGGGGGTTAAAGCTTTAACATGACCCGCGAATATGACAAACTGCCGGGGACGGTGGAGACGTCGAGTTTCCGCAAATCCTCCGACGATTTTACGTTCACGATCGCCACGCCGCGGAAATGGGAGGAGCACGCGAAGGCGATGATGGGCAGGTTGTCGTCCTTCGGGGTGTTCCTGTTCGCGCGGTGCGAGCCGGAGGAGGCGGAGGCATTGCTGAGTGCGGAATGCGGAGTGCGGAATGCGGAATCTAACTCCGAACTCCGAACTCCGAACTCCAAACTCGCCATCAGGCCTATTCCCGTGGGCATGCTCGCCGAGCTCCTCGGCGTGGACGAGCGGACGATCCAGCTCTGGGAGGATCGGGGGATCGTGGCGCGGGTGTCGCGGGGACTGTATGACCGGGATGGGACGCTCAAGGGGCTGCACAAGGCGTGGAAAGAGGCGGAGGCGGGAAGGAACGATGCCTTCAACGATTCGCGGGCCAAGGAACAGCACTACAAGGCGCTCGAACGGCAGCGGAAGCACGAGATCGAGATGGGGCGGCTGTTCAACGTGGACCGGATGCGTGAGGTCTACGAGAACGTGCAGTCCGCGGAGCGGCACGCGATCCTGAATATGCCGAAGAAGCTGGGGCCGGAGTGCGAGGGCTTGACCGGGACGGAGATCGAGGTGAAGCTGAACGACTGGGCGCGGCGGCACCTGGCGGCGTTCAGCAATTATGAGCAGGTGATGGGGATGGCGAGGGGGACAGTGCGGAATGCGGAGCCCCCGACGTCGACGTCGTCGGGACAGGTCTCCGTGCGGAGTGAAAAACAGATTGCCGCGAAGAGGCGCAAGAAGAAAACGGTGAAGCGGTGAATGGGTGAATAGGTGAATGGGCAAAAACAATGACGACCTCTCTCCTTGAATCCCCACTCCTGGTCCATGCCGAGGAGATCGTTGCCGCGGGCAGGATCGTGAAGGCGCCGCCGCCGGACCTGACGGTCTCTGCCTGGGCGGACGAGAAGCGCAAGCTCTCGGCGGACAACAACGCGGAGCCGGGCGACTGGCACACGGACCGGAACCCGCTGCTGCGCGAGATCATGGACGCATGCTCGGACCCCTACGTGCGCGAGGTCACGTTCATGAAACCCGCGCAGATCGGCGGGACCGAATCCATGGTCAACAACGTGATCGGGTATTTCATCGATCAGGACCCGTCGGCAATCCTCGCTATCTTCGAGAATGAGAAGAAGATGGAGGCCTGGTCCCGCGAGCGGCTGATGGCGATGGTCATGGCCACGCCGTGCCTGCAAGGCAGGCTGGACACGGACCACGGCAGGAGCACGGACAACAAGATCGACTACAAGAAGTTCCCGGGAGGGATGCTGGCGATCGCGAACGCGGGCAGCGAAGGCGACCTGTCGTCCCGGCCGGTGCGTATCGTGCTGAAGGACGAGCTCGACAAGTGGAAGATGCTCAAGGCCGGGGACCCGGACATCCTGGCGGACGAGCGCACGGCGACGTATCTCACGCGCAAGAAGATCATCAACCTGTCCACGCCGCGGGACCATGACCCGGACCCGGAGAGCCCGGTCAAGAGCAGGATATACACCAAGTATCTCTCGTCCGACATGCGCAAGCCCTATATGCCCTGCCCGTTCTGCGGGCACGAGCAGAACTTCCGGCACGAGCAGGTGCGGTTCGAACGGCCAGGCGGGACCGGCGACATCGTATCGGACGTGTGGCTCGAATGCGAGAACCCGCATTGCGCCATGAAGATCAAGCAGATGATGCTGACGGGAATGCGGGCGAAAGGGAGATGGATCGCGGAGAAGCCCTTTACCGGGCACGTGGGATTTGGGCACTATCTCCAGTTCTTCTCTCCCTGGGTGACGCTCAAGGCCTATGCGGAAAAGTTCCTGCGGTCGAAGCGCCAGCGGGACACGTTCAAGGTGTTCATGAACGAAAGCATGGGGCAGCCGTGGAACCCGAACTTTGTGATCGACGGGGACGCGAAGGTTTCTCCCTATCTCCGCAGGCGGGAGATGTACACGGACGTGCCCATCGGCGCTGCGCCGTTCCTGTTCAGCTTCGCGGACATCCAGAAGAACCGCATCGAGGTGATAACCGCAGCCTTCGGTCCGGGCCGTGAGATGTGGGGCATTGATCTGTCCATCTTCCCGGGTGACACGGCCCTGCTCACCACAGGGCATTTGTCCGAGCCGTGGCAGCGGCTGGAGGAATACCGGCACCGCACCTGGCAGCACGAATCCGGCGAGGTTTGCCGCATCATCCGGATGTTCATCGACGCCGGGTATCTCCAGAGCGTGGTGCTCAAGTTCTGCAAGGGCAAGCGGCCCCAGGTCTGGCCGGCAAAGGGCATGAACGACACCACGGCCCGCGCGCCCTTCGTGTCGCGTCGGCCGAAGATGGACAAGGCGAACCGGATGATGTACTTCCCCATCGGCGTGAATGAGGGCAAGGATATCGTGTTCGGCAGCTTCCCAATCGATCTGCCGGACCCTGTCCCCTCACCCCAGCCCTCTCCCGCAGGGGGCGAGGGGGAAACAGTCAGCGGGGGCGTGGTCTATCCGTCCGTGCCGGGGCTGCTGCATTTCAATCAATGCTTCGACGAGGACTTCTTCCGGCAGCTCCTGACATCGGAGCGGCCGGTATACCGGGGCAGGATCCAGGTGTACGAGAAGGTGAGCACGTCGGTCCGGAACGAAGGACTGGACCTCACGGTCGGCGTGATCGCTGCGTTCGAATCCTACGGCATGGACCCGAAGCCGTATGTGGAGGCGATGAAAAGAAAAGTGCGGAACGCGGAGGGCGGAATGCGGAGTGAAGAGCAGGAGCAAGAGCCGCAGCGGCAGAAGATGATCATGCCGCCGAGGAAAAAGAACTGGGTCACGGGTTGGAGGCAATGAAACTCAGTGCGGAGTGATATGCAAGAAATTCCGGAACGGAGGAGTGCATGCCGGACGACAAGCCGAAGATGAGGGCAGGGGACAAGCTGCTGTCGCCGCGGAGCGTGGCGAAAAAGATGGACATCTCCGTCCGCGCGGTGTACGACCTCATCGCCGAGGGCTACTTCAAGGGAGGATGCTATTATCCGAACGGCCCCGGCCGGCGGCCGGTCCGGATCTACGAGAGCGCCGTGGAAAAGCACATTGAGTCCTTCACTGTCTGAAAATAAAGTGCGTATTGTACGTTACTGTGCGGTATCGTGTCTTATAATCATTATTTAATCCGTGTATGCTGAAGCCCGATGAACCTTCTTCGTCGGGCGGTTTTTTGTTGTGAAGCGTCCCCGGCCTTGGCCGTCGGGGACGCTTTTTCTTTTTTTGCCGCGGGAGGGTCCCATGCCTGACATCCCTTCCGTGGAGCCGCAGATCATCTACGCCGGCGAGACCATCCAATGGACCCGGTCCTTCGCTGATTTTCCCGCGAACGAATACACCCTGAAATATTATCTGACGCACGCCACGGGATCCCCCCAGCCGGTCCTCACCGCCTCGGCATACAACACCACGGACCACCTGGTGTCCGTGTCCGCAACGGACTCGGCGCAGTGGACCTACGGGATCTATTCCTGGACCGCCTACGCTGAAAAGGGCGCTGGCGGGACGCTCGAGCGGTACCGCGTGGACACGGGGTTTCTCACGGTCAAGACCCTGACCGGGAAGTCCTTTGCCAAGATCATGCTCGACGCGATCGAGGCGATCCTGACAAGGAGCGCGACGGCAAAGGACCTCGACATCGTGGCGAAGAGCCTGGGGGGCACGAGCATTTCCCGGGACCGGGACAAGCTCATGGCGTACCGGGACCGGTTCCGCGCCGAGTACCAGTCGGAACTCGAAACGGAGCGCGCGCTCGAAGGAAAGGCAACGGGACGGAACGTACTGTTCCGGTTCAGGCAGGGATAAATGAGCTACGACGAGGAATTCATACGGCACATGGCCACGGCCCTGCGGGACCGGAGCCGGGAGGCCTACCTGAAGAAGGCGCAGAACTACGCGGCCGGGGGCATGACGCGCCTGACTGCGGACTGGCCCACCCAGATCACGAGCCCCACGGCGATCCTGCGGTCAACGCTCACGGCCATGCGCAGCCGCAGCAGAAACCTCGTCATCAACAACGATTACGCGCGCCGGTTCATCTTCATGGTCGGGGTGAATATCGGCGGGCCGGACGGGATCATCCTCCAGTGCAAGGCGAAGTGGCCGGACGGCAGGCTGGACAAGTGGGCGAACGACAAGATCGAGAACGCCTGGAACGACTGGGGCAGGAAAGGGAACTTCGATGTTACCGGCCAGCTTTCCATGGTCGAGACGGACCGGCTGGGTCCCCAGGCAGTGGCCCAGGACGGAGAGATCATCATCCGCATCATCGAGGACTTCGACAACCCCTGGGGGTTCGCGCTCCAGTTCTACGAGGTCGATCATCTCGATGAGTCGTTGAACATAGCGCGGCTGCCGAACGGGAACAGTCTCCGCATGGGCGTGGAATTCGACAAGTGGTTCCGGCCCGTGGCCTATCACCTCCTGACGGACCACCCCGGAGACAGCTTCTGGACCTACAACCGCAGGAACTATCTCCGCGTGCCCGCGGAGAACATCATCCACCCCTTTGTGCGCGAGCGGTTCAACCAGCCCCGGGGCGTGCCGTGGATGCACAGCGCCATGACGAGACTAAACAACATCGGGGCCTATGAAGAGGCGGCGATCATCGCGGCGCGGATCGGGGCCTCGAAGATGGGGAATTACGAGCTCGACGAGGACGCGGACCCGGCCCTTGCGCAACAGGCCGCGGGCGTGGATGAGAAAACCGCGCAGGGAGAGCTGCTCTCAGACATCGCGCCCGGCATGGTCGGGTTCTCTCCCCGGGGCTACAAATTCAATCCCATCGACTGGAAATACCCGGACGGAGAGTTCGCGCCGTTCATGAAGGCGTCGCTCCGGGGGATCTCGTCGGGCCTGCTCGTTTCGTACAACTCGCTCGCCTCGGACCTCGAAGGCGTGAACTATTCGAGCATCCGCGCGGGCGTGCTCGAAGAGCGGGACTGCTGGAAGCTCCAGCAGGCATGGTGGGTCGAGAACTACAAGCGGCCGATCTACCTGCGGTGGCTCCGGTGGTGCATGCTTTCCGGCAAGCTCTCGTTCTCCTTCGGGACCATCGAGAAGTACCAGCAGGTGAAGTGGCAGCCCAGGACCTGGCCGTGGGTGGACCCGGAAAAGGACAACAACGCCAAGGTCGTGGCGCTTAAGAACAAGCTCACCTCCTGGACAAAGGCCCTTGCAGAAGACGGCATCGACCTCGAAGAACACCTTGCGGAGCTGCAGGCGGAACAGGAGCTGGCAAAGAAATACAACGTCGAACTCACGACCGAGGAGCCGAAAACAGCGCAGACGAAAAAACCGGCGGGAACAGACGAAGAAGATGACGAAGAAGAGGATGAGAACAAGCCCGGCACTACGCGGAAGAAGCCGGGGCCCATGAACTTCAACCTCACCGTGAACGGCGCCCCGGTACAGGTAACGTCGCCGGAGGTGAAGAACGAGATCACGGTCCAGCCCGCGGCCCCTGCCCAGGTCACGGTGCCGGTCGAGAACAAGATCGATGTCCAGCCATCCCCGGCCCCGCAGGTGACGGTGCCGGTGGAGAACAAGATCGATGTCCAGCCCGCAGCTCCGGCCCAGGTCACGATCCCTGTTGAGAACAAAATTGATGTCCAGCCTGCGGCTCCGGCTCAGGTGATGATCCCCGTCGAGAACAAAATTGATGTCCAGCCGGCCCCGGCCCCGCAGGTGACGGTGAACACGCCGGAGGTGAAGAACGAGATCAGAATGCCGAGGCCGGAGCGTAGGAAGCGGAAGTCCGTCATGAAGGACGCGGACGGCCGGGTGCTCAGAACGGTGGAGGAAGAATAGATGGCGGACATGGTCCTGACAGACGAGGGCGCCGCAGCGTTCCTCGAAGCCGTGTTCAATGACCAGCGCGCTGCCGGCGGCGATGACTTGACGCTCAGGCTGTTCACGAACAACCACGACCCGGCGGACACGGATATCGCCGCAGACTATACCGAGGCAACGGGCGGAGGATACTCCGCCAGGACACTCAACATGGGGTCCTGGACCGTGTCCGTGGAAAGCGGGATCGCCCAGGCCCTCTATGCCGTGCAGTCATTCGTATTTACCGGACCCCTGGCCGGCAACCCCGGCATCTGGGGGACCTTTATCACGGACGCGGACGGGACCCTGATCCTGGCCCAGAAGCGCGCGCTCGCGTTCACGCCGCAGAACGACGGGGACCACCTGGACGTGACGCCGAAGATACAGATGAGCAAGGGGACACCGACGTAATGCCTGACGCGCACAAAAACTTTTCCTATTCTGTCGTGGCCACGGCGCCGAGCCCCGCGGACACCGGCACGAGCCTGACCGTTGCCACGGGCGAAGGCGCCCTGTTCCCCGAGCCGCCGTTCAACGCCACAGTGTGGCCGGCATCCGAGCAGCCGCTCGCCTCGAACGCGGAGATCGTGCGAGTGACCGACATCACTGGGGACACCTTCACTATCACACGGGCGCAGGAAGATTCCACAGCGAAGAGCATCGCAGCGGGCTATCAGATCGCAGCGACGATCACGGCCAAGACCCTGACGGATGCGGAAACAGGCGACTTCACAGGCCCCGCAGGCGCCGTTGATTCCAATTTCGTGATGTATGACACCACATCTGGGAAGCTCGGCAAGGACGGCGGCTATAGTCCATCTTCCTTTGACGCTGCCGGCGCTGCGGCAACCGTAGCATCTAACCTATCAACGCATGAAGGCAGAACCACGATAGTCCACAACTTCGATGCGTCCGGCAATGCGCCCGCTCAGACGCATGGCATGGAGCGGCATAGTTCCATCAGCCATACGGCCCTTGCGGACAAAGGGACAAATACCCATGCCCAGATAGACACTGCCCTGTCCGACCTCGCCACGAACACCAAGACCTTCTACAACATCATGTCAACGGGCAGGAAGACCGGGGGGGCGATAACGATCACCGCGGGTCAGCCGTCGAAGTTCGACATGGCCCTCGGAACCGGGGTCGTCGTGAACAATTACACGGACCCGAACGATCCGGGTTTCACAAACGTGAGCTGGCCTGCGCGGACGGCGCAGACGCTCACCTATCTCGCCTCTGCCGATGAAACGGCTATCGGGATAGATTCTTCAGGGGCCATCGTTCAGAGCAATGTCGCATTCGGGGAAAGCGACTGGCACGATGTCATCCAAATAGCGACGATAGGACACTACTCAAGGACGCAGATCGATTACATCATCATGGAGCCTCATGGTATCATCAGCCCCATGACGCAGCTCCAGGGTTTCTGGGATTACTTCGGGCCGTTCAACGTCAGCGGGAACGAGTTCACCGCGAACGGCGCGAACATGAAGATCAACAAGTCCGGCGGGGAGACGTTCAACCAGTGCATCGGAGTTACAAAGACGCCTAACATTATTGATAGCACTTCAGGGTCGGCTATCTATTTTCAGTATTACTATCAGACAAGCCCTGGCGTGTGGACGTTCGGCAGCTACGGGGACACGGTAGACGATCTGAAATACGACACAGGAAGCGGTCTTGGCACTGTGCCAGTGGGAAAATTCACGATTCAAACGCTTTTTTTCTATGCTCCACTATGGGTCAACGGCGGGAACGGTGAATATAGCGTTGACGTACAGTATGGGCAGGTCGTCTACGACACGATGGCCCAGGCCCAGGCAGCCATCACCAGCAATATCAAGTTCAACGACTACCTATCCTACGACACGTTCAGGACCTGGCTGATCGTCAAAAGAGGGACGACAAGCCTGCAAAATGCGGCAGATGCACTGTTTATTCAAGCGCCGCCTTTGAAATTCGGCACAATGGCGGCGACGGGCGGCGGGTCCACGGGTGAAGCGAATACCGCAAGTAACGTAGGTACCGCAGGCGTTGGATTATATCTTCAAAAAACTGCTGTTAATCTTGAATTCAAAAACCCGGAAGCCGCATCGTCCAAGATGTCCATTGTGGACTATCCGACGAACAATACGGTTCGCTTCGATGTGGTTGAAGCAAACATTGCCCATAACAATATCAGCGGCGGCACGGCGACGGCAAGCGTTCATAATTTCGATGCTTCGGGTAACGCCCCGGCGCAGACGCACGGCAATACAAGGCATTCGGCAACGTATGTGATCGGCTCAGGAACGGCAACTCTTACGGTAGGAACATCGGCGCCGGGTTCTCCGGTGGCCGGAGACTTATGGGTGGACACTAACTAAAAAGGAGGCATCACAAAAGACATGGCGATCAACTACATCACGGTGGACAGGAACAAGCAGATGGGCGCGGAACTTCTGAACGTCATCGAGACGCTGCGGCTTTATCAGGACAAGCTCCGGCAGCACAAGGAAATGATGGACAACATGACTGATGGCGTGACATATACGGACATCGAGACGCAATACGGCATTGCGACCGGCAAGGGAGACGAAACGTACAATCTCGTCGCCGGTACGGTTTCTGAGCTTGCGGCTGACACGAATTTCAGCCAACTTGTCGACTGGGTTGTGCCGGTGGTATAAATGGCGACAAGGCTCTATTTCCCCTCAAGCAGCACTCCTCCGCTCGCGTCTCTTGCCAGAGACGCGAACTGGGAACTGCCGACTGGAAGCTCGAACCCGGCGATAGCGCGGCATTTATCGCTCACGACGAAATCGAATACCGCGCTGACGACTTCTCAGCTTACCTGGCCTGCGACGGCTACACAGCAATGGCTATGGTGGCAGTTTCAGACAGATACGCTTGCAAGCGGCTTTAGCTTCCTCACATCGCACACAATCAGCATGGTCATTGGGAAGTGCGCTGAAACGTCATCAGGCGGTGACTCGCATCTTGCCTTTTCGCTTCGGGTAGTGAGCGGTGACGGAGCTACCGTGAGAGGGACGCTGCTTCTTTATCACACTACTTCGACAGAATTCCCGCTGCGGGCGAGCGCAGCAACGCGGATTCATAGCGCACGGGCATTTACGAGTGCTGTAACAGCACAAGCCGGGGATCGGCTTGTCCTTGAGATAGGCCTTCACGGAGTCACTCCTGCGGCGGAATTGATAGATATGCGCATAGGCGATCCGTCAGCAACAGCCGATTTTGCGCTGACAGCGGCCCTTACGACGGACCTGTGCCCCTGGTGGGAAGTAAGCCCGACCCTGACCTTCGGGGCGGCTCCAACGGGAAGTTATGTCATTCAGCCGACGAATATAAATTCGGGCCTGTTGTCAATAAGCGGAGGGTAAATGGCAAGTTTTTATCCGGCAGTCAAGAACCATGCAAGCGGCTATACGTTCTATGTGTCGCTGGTATCACAGAGCAACACGAAGATTTTTCAGGCCAGCCCGACGCTTGCAGCGGGAGATGTGAAGATTGCCGTGGACGATGCGGCTCCGGCGAACTTGGGAACCCTGCCGGTAGTGGATGCAGACTTCACGAAGCGGGTCAAGGTGGTGCTATCGCAATCAGAGACGAACGGTGACAACCTGACAATCATCTTCTCCGACGCTGCGGGAGCAGAATGGTGCGATCTGACGGTAAACATCCAGACAGTCCCACGCCGGTTCGATGATCTTGCCTTCCCGCTTACAACCGGCAGGGGCCTTCTTGTCGATGCGAATGGATTTGTGACCGAGGCCTCCGTGGACGGGATTCAAAAGAACACGGCGCTGAACAACTTTGAATTCCCCATGTTCGATTCGGCGGACCATGTGACGCTGAAATCTGGACTGACCATCACGGCGCAGCGCAGTATCGACGGGGCGGCTTTTGCAGCTTGCGCAAACTCAGCTTCGGAAGTTGGGACCACAGGGGTCTACAAGATCAACCTGGCGAATACGGACCTGAATGGTGATGTTATCACATTCCTGTTTACCGGAGGAACGGGGGCTGATGCGAGACTGATAACGATTAAGACGAACTCATGATAAAGGACTGGAACAAGGGGATATTCGCGCACGATGAGGGGATTTTTGAGTATCCCAATGCCAAGCCCTATGTTCCTCCTCCGATTAAGGGGGCATGGACCACAAACTTCGCGTATGGTCAGGAAGGTATCATCTATGACCGGCCCCTTGTTACGACGGGAGGAGTTACTTACTACGGGATATTGAAGCGATGGACAGGGGCAACATGGGTTAAGGAACCGCTGAAAACGTACTTGAGCGGTTCATGGCAAACGAAGCCGCTTTACAGGTGGGATGGATCAGCTTGGAAGTTGATAGATACGACGGGAGTGTAATGGATGTTCGGCTCTAACTATTTCGGCCAGCCCTATTTCGGCCAGGGATACCCACTCATCGGCGGGATACAGTCCGGCACGATGGTCCTGTCCGGCGGCGCCGTGGCGGGCGGGGAGATGTCGGTCGCGGACCATCTCCTGGTCCCGGTCTATCCGTCGCGGCTGGTCATCTGGCACGCGAAACGCGCGGAGATGGAACTCTCCGGCGGCGCTGTCTGCGGCGGCGCGTTCGATATGCGGGGCGTCCATGACAGCGGCACGGATGACCTCATCATGATGATG